CTTTTAACACATCATTTAATAATGTACAAACTATAACAGGGCTTCGTTCGAATGCAACTGCATTAATTGCACTTGCAACGCCGGATGCCGATAGTCAAGCGATGGGTAACAATGCAATCGTTACTGTGGAAGTAAGAACTGCTAACGGTATTGTAAGTACGGTTGAGATTGTCGATTCAGGGTACGCGTATTATAATAGTGATATTTTGACACTTACATCAGCTGATAGTCAGTTTGCCGTTACTGGCGTAGCCTCCGTAAATACACAAGGAAATGCCGAAGGATACTGGATAAACTCAGACGGCTTCTTGAACGCAGATAAATATATACAAGACGGTAATTACTATCAAGCGTATTCTTATGAAATACAAGTAGGTGTTTCGCTTGACCGATACGCGGATATTATCAAGAAGCTGCTACACACTGCCGGAACGAAGATGTTTGGTAAATACATTCTTGTTACTTCCGGTGCGGTAGACATACATACAGATAGTGAAGTTCGAGACGGCCTCGATGCTATCGTTAATTAGAATAGAGAGAGTAGATGCAGTTACTAACAAAAAATATTGAAACCTTACAAGCAAAGCTTTTCAAATCAAATATAGAAGCAACAGATGAGATTTCATATGTGTTCGCTGGGGGGCCTACACCTTGGGCAGCTGAAGCATCGCCACCTGCAGTTACACACGGTGTGAATCTTGTTGAATATAATACCTTTGACACTATGGTTTTCGGGAAACGTATTGCACCAGCAGATATTAAATTAATGATTCGTCGTGTTGACTGGACATTTAACACAGTATATACAAGATATGACGACCTCGACGTTAACCTTTCCAAGAAGGATTTTTATGTACTTGTCGAGTCTCTTGGTGAATACCATATATTCATATGCCTCGATAACAACAAAGGGGCGAAATCGTTATATGCTCCAGCATTCGAGGACACGTCACCTGATGATGAATTCTACTTCACAGCAGATAATTATCAATGGAAGTATATGTTTACTGTTAATAGTGCAACATATGATAAATTTTCTACAGCATTATACGTACCGTTCGTGGAAAACGTCAACGTTACCGCTAATACAAATCCGGGTTCAATTGAAACTATTGTAATCGATGTTGTAGGCTCTAAGTATGCATCTTATGCGAACGGGTATTTTCAAGCTGTTGCAGTTAACGGAAATTCCACAATATTTACGCTAGAGGCGACTGCATCCGCGAACACGGATTTTTATCGCGGATCAGCATTAAAGATTATCGAGGGGCCAGGCGCAGGGCAACAAAAAGAAATTTTAGAATACATTATCGCAGGCGGGCAACGAAGAGTTGTGATTGATACGCCATTCGAGACCTTTCCCTCGCTAGCTTCAAAATACGAAATTACACCGAATGTAGTAATTACAGGTGACGGCATAAATTGTAAGGCGCGAGCGATAATAAATCCCGCGGCTAATACAATCTCTGTAATTGAGATTACAAATTCTGGATCGAACTACTCATATGCTACTGCGAGAGTAACAGGTAATACAGGTATACTTGAAGAGGCTTTAATAGAGCAAACATCACTACGAGTAATACTAGGTCCTCCAAGCGGGTTCGGGGGAGACGTTCCAAAGACTCTATTTGTAAATACTGTAGGAGTCTCTGTTAATTTCGCGAACACGGAGCTTGGAACTATTCCAACTGATAACAAATTCCGAACACTCGGTATTATACATAAACCTATGTTTGCAAATGTTGAAGTAACGGTTGCAAACACTGCAGGTGTATTCGCAGATGGAGAAACAGTAAGAGTACCGACATCTAATACGGTAGTTGGTGTAGTTACGTTCTATGATGAACTTTCTGCACTATTACGCTTAACTAATGTCGAATATCCTCTTGTTGTTAACCAGCAAATCCACGGAGTAACATCTAATACTTCTGCGATTGTGTCAGACGTTAATATATCAGGATTCGACAAGAGCTTTAATACTTTCGATCAACGATTAAGACTTGGTATCACAAAGACCTCTGTTCCTGATTTTGTTGAAAATGATATAGTTACGCAGAACTCTACACTAGCGACTGGTACAATTGAGAGTGCGAATACTACAGTGTTAGGATTAACTAACATACGAGGAGTGTTTAACGCAACTGATCTCATTAATGAGTATTCTCTTGTTGGTACAAACGGCGCCACTGCGAATGTTAATTCGATAACATACCCCGATCTTAAAAAGAATATAGGGGAAATAATCTATCTTGAAAACATTCAACCTGTTCAAAGAAGTCAGTCAACTAGCGAGACAGTAAAACTTAACATAACATTTGGAACAAAATAGCCAGCTGCTTCCATAAATATCTAAAATAGCACACACAAAAGGTATGTCGATTTATGAGTTTAGATACAGATTTTAATGTAGCGCCTTTCTGGGACGATTATACTGAAGATAAGAACTTTCACCAGGTGTTGTTCCGTGCAGGTGTACCTGTTCAGGCTCGTGAATTAACGCAAGCTCAAACTATTTTACAAAATCAGATTGAGCGTTTCGGTCAAAACATTTTCCAAGACGGTACTATTATCTCTGGCTCGAACTTTTCGTTTGATTCTCCATACCCCTATGTAAAGGTTCTCGATCTACAAGCTGACGGGCAACCGGTAAACATATCTCAATATCGTAACAGAATTTTGAAGAATAGCTCTGATCTAACAGCTATAGTTGTGGATACAATCGATGGTCTTGAATCACAAAACCCTAATCTTAATACTCTATATGTTAAATATCTCAATAAAGGTATTAACGGATCTGGTGTATTCGCAAATGCAGAAGTTATATCTGCGTATACGCGCGATTATCAAGTTCTAGCTGTTGATGTAGTTGATAGAGGTACAGGGTATAGTAATAACGATATCGCTGTCTTTACTAGTTCTACAGGCTCCGATGCCGCTGGACGTGTAATAACAGATAATACTGGTCGTGTTGATACTATTGTTATTACTACAGGTGGATCTAATTATATATCTCTACCCACTATGTCAATTGCGAACAGCATTGGAGGAACTGCTAATGGTACAGGGGTATCCCTCCTTGCTAACAACGTAGTTGGACAGGTTACTGTAGCAGCGAATACATTTGTTACAACTGCTAACACTGCTTTTTATCCTACAGGAGCTGGGTATTCGTTTAGTGTCGGAGAAGGTGTAATCTTCCAAAAAGGATATTTCGTCCGTGTAGAGCCGCAAAACTTAGTTATCTCGCGCTATTCCACGAACCCTTCAGGTGTGCAGGTAGGTTTTGAGACTGTAGAATCTGTAGTTAATAATAGTATTGATACATCTCTACTTGATAACGCTCAAGGCAGTCCTAATGAAACTGCACCTGGTGCATTTAGATTAAAGCTAACACCGAAACTAGCGTTGAAACTAGTAGATGAGGCTGCTGCTGCGCCGAACTTCTTCTCATTGGTAGAGTTCCAAGACGGTAAGCCTATCAAGCAAAAACAAACATCGGAATATAATGTACTCGGACAAGAAATGGCGAAACGTACTGCCGAAGAGTCTGGCAACTATGTACTTTATCCATTCACAATATCTACAGATGAAATTTCTGCGAACACGACACACTTCCAAACACGGATAGGTGCAGGTACTGCATACGTAAATGGATTTAGAATTGAGCAGCATGATACGTACTCTGTACCACTACGTAAGGGTATAGATACTCAAGCGATTGATAGTGTTTCTGTATCTACAAATTACGGTAATTACGTTTTTGCAAATAAACTAGTAGGAATGCTACCCTTCAATATAAATGACACGGTTACATTACGCGATGCCGCATATGTAGATGCTGCTTCCACGATGGGGAATTCACTCGGTACAGCTCGCGTTCGCAACGTTGTATTTGACAACGAGACAAATGGAGTACGAACGTACCGTGTGTACCTATTCGATATACAAATGGTCGGCGGAGCTTCATTCTCTGACACAGTAGCAGTATTTTATGCAGGTACTGGTTTCCCTGATCGTGGTGCCGCAAATCTCGTACTCGAAGGTGGTAAAGCTACTATAAAAGAAGCATCTTTTGCCCCGCTAGTATTTCGATTCGGACAAAAAGCTATCAAGACACTTCGCGATGGCTCGAATAACAACGATACAATATACACCTACAACACACTCGATACTTCAGTAAGCTTTGCAGCGAACGGAGTACTTCAAAAAAATCTCTCAGGAACAGACGTGTTTCCTTACTCGGGTGTATTAAACGATATCGAAGAGCGTGACATGATCTTTACAGCACGCAATAGTGCAAATACTGCGAATTATGCAGGTACAGTAAACGTATCAACCACAACTACGACTGTCGTGGGTACAGGAACTGCCTTCTTGAATACCTTTACTGTCGGTGACTACTTTATACCAGTAGGCGGCACAGCTCGTCGAGTAATTTCAGTCGCGAATAATACCAGCATGGTTGTTGAAGCTAATAACTCTATCACAAACGCTTCAGTTGCTCATAGTAAGCACTTCCCAGCGAATGAAGTAATTCCCTTTACTGGACGAGCAGCGCGAACTATTACAGTATCTGGTAGTGTGTTAACTGCTGCACTTGGAGAGGATATATCGAATAGTCTTAACATAAACGCGACTTATAATGTCCGTCGTCCAAGTACTCTACAACTAACTAAAAATATCAATAAAAATATAATAGTAAAGCTAAACATTGCTACTGCAGCTAAAGGTGTAAGTGGTCCATGGTCATTAGGATTCGCGGATGTACATAAACTTGTTAGTGTTACAAAGACAACAAATGCTAACTATACTACTGGTGCAGTAGATGTAACGCAACATTTCGTTGTTGATTCCGGGCAAAAGGATACTATGTATGGACTCGGGTATATTCGGAAGAAGTCAACAAGCAAACTAGTAATTGAAGCAGATGCATTCCTTGCAGTAACGGTTGATGTATTTACTCACACCGATACAGGCGGCGGCATAGGCTTCTTCTCAGTCGATTCCTATCCAGTTGACGATCTCGTCACACCGATTACTACATCCGTTATACGCACACAAGATATTCCGATGTTTACGTCTCCAGTATCCGGAGCGGCATACGATCTTCGTGACTCTGTAGACTTTAGACCCGTTGTTGTTAATACAGCGACTGTCGCTACACTACTTGCGAACGCTACAGTTAACCCAACTACTACAGAAGCACTATCAGCTGATGAGAAGTATGTACCGGCTGTCAACAAAACATTCATAACAGATTTAATTTACTATCAAGGACGTTTTGATATTATATCATTGACCTCATATGGGCAATATGATATCAAGCGCGGTATTGCATCAGATAATCCTACTCCACCGTCTAAGAGTCACGGAGCTATGAATATTGCTACTGTTAGTATTCCACCATTCCCTACACTTACAACAAAAACTGGGTCAAGTGCGAACCGCCCTGACTATACAGTAAAGATTAGTACGAAGCAAAACCGTAGATATACGATGGAAGATATCGGACAACTGGATAGTCGTCTGAACAGAGTAGAATACTACACTGCACTATCTCTCCTTGAAAAGCAAGTGAGTGACCTACTCATACCGTCTGCGATAGACCCAATGCTCAACCGATTCAAAAATGGTATTTTTGTTGAGCCGTATTCAAACTTCTCCCTCTCCAACGTATTAGACGGAGAATTCTCCGCTTCAATCGATGAGGCAGTTGGTGAGCTAATTCCACGATTCAGTTCAAATAAATTTGACCTCACCGCAAGTAGTATCTCAGGGCTAATTAGCGGCTCTGATATTATATCACTTGATTACGACCATGTATTAACTATTGTTCAGCCTTTTGCGACAAGAGTTCGTAACTGTACTGAAAACTTCTGGAACTTCACCGGGCGCGTCCAGCTATTTCCAAGCTATGATAACTTCTATGATGTTAAAAGGTCTCCCGAAAATACACTCGTTATTGATGTAGATACAGCTGCTTCGACTCTATCTCTGCTTACTGAACTTAATAACATACGAGCACTCAATACTATAGACACTACAACAACAGTTACGTCATCAAGTGAGCAGACGTCATCTGTTCGTGGCGGCGACTCATCTGTTAGTCATTGGGTTGATGAGACTGTTAATACTGTTAGAGATACTACAGTTACAGAAACACGTAATATGCTTATCGGACAAGTCAATGAGACTGTTCAACGCGTAGGTGACTTTATAACAGATATATCATTCAGTCCGTATATTCGGGAACAAGTAATACACTTTACAGTTACTGGACTGAAGCCGTCTACTGCAGTAAATGCATTCTTTGACAAGGTAAAGGTTACAGGGTATTGTCAACAAGCTGTTATTGTCCCAGAATTAATTACTATAAACTCATTTAAGAAAAAGTTCGCTCTCGGCGACGGTTTGATCTCTGATGAAACTGGTGAATTACACGGAATGTTCTTCCTTCCTGCTGGTACATTCTTCGTCGGCGACCGCGAACTCAAGTTCCTCGATGTAAATGATCTAAATTCTGAATCCGCAGCATCTACAACAGCAGTTGGAGCCTTCCACGCTTATAACTTCTCAGTAACGAAGAGCGACGTAGTCGTTGCTACAAGAACCGCTGAAGTAATGAACCGAGCTTCGACATCGTCATCAACCTCAACTACGCGTGATTCAACTACACGCAGCGTATTCGTGGATGTTCCGACTCCTCCACTACCTCCAGTTATTACTCCACCTAGAACCCCTCCTGTAATCGTCGGGGGCGGCGGAGGCGGCCCTGAAATACCTGTTCCTTGGGTTGATGAT